CCGGCTCACGTGTACAAGACGTACTCGATCGCGTCGCCGCTGTCGACGCACTACCGCGACGGGACCTGCGGCGAAGCTGGTTGTCTCGCGCACCAGCACGGCTGGCAGACGGCGGTGGACGAGTCGACCGATCTGGGCCGGCGGCAGGCGCACTACATCCGCAAACTGTCCGGCCGCCGCCATGTGGAGCGGCGGACCGAGGTGGGGTTGACGGCGTTCGTGTTCGAGGCCGGCCAGACGTGCTTCACCGTCCACAAGGTGCCGTTGGACCGGCCGGAGTTCTTCGTCGTCCGTGAGGGCGACTGGCGCTGGAGCGGTGCCGGCCGTAGGCACTCCGGCGGCGACGCCTGGGTCAACGACTTCGGCGAACACCAAGATCGTATCGCGCGAGCGGTAGGGCAGTAGAGGAAGGAATGTCCTAAATGGCCAAAGAAAGTGGAATGGCGTGGACTGCCCTATCTGTGGATGATAGCGGCGGGGTACTCCGGGATATCCGAAATGATGTTACTTCGATGTCTTTTGCTACCCCGCGTGGGGTTCAGGACGTCACGGGTGTCGACAAGTCCGCCATGGAGCGGCTGCTGCTCCTCGCGGACATGTCCATGAATCTCAGCGGCGTCTACAACGACACGAACTCGTCCGCGTCGATCCACGACGTGTTCAAGACTGTCCCGTCAACGTCGGTGGCGCGCGAGTTCACCTTGACCGTGTCGGGGCAGTCGTTGGGCACCACACCGACGGCGACGCTGCTGCCGACCGACTATGCGCTCAACCGTGGACAGGACGGCAGCCTCACGTTTACTGTGCCTCTCGTTTTGGCGAATGGCGCGATTCCAACTTGGTCTTAGCGAACAGTGGCAGTATCGTCAACGTGTGGCTAAGGCGAGAGTAATCAATCCCGGCCCCCCGACCTGCCACCCGGACCGTCCCTACCATGGCCTCGGCAAGTGCGAGAAGTGCTATTTGCGCGACTACCACGCTGCGCATGCGGAGGAGAGGAACGCCAGAAGGCGCGCCTCTTCCGTGTCAAAGCCAAAACCGGCTCGACGTCAGATGTCTCGTATCCCTGAGTGTGACCACCAAGATAGGAAGCATGCGGCTCGCGGCCTCTGCCGGGCCTGTTACCAAAAAGGCAAGCGCAATGGGGACTTCGTTGTCGGCATGGCCCGGTGCCATCCGGATCGTCCGGAGCTGGCGTCCGGACGGTGCCATCGCTGTTATGCCAATAAGAAGTACTGGAACGACCCCGAAAGATACCGCCAGGCGGCTAGAGATGCGCAGGCCCTGATACGTCGTCGCATACGCGACGAGATGATCGATGCGTACGGGGGGCGCTGTGCCTGCTCGGCTTGCCCTGAGACTAATGCTGCCTTCCTGACTCTCGACCACGTCAACGGCGATGGAAAGAGCCATCGGATGAAGGTCGGCAGGCACACCTACGCCGACCTTCGTCGGCGTAGGTGGCCGCAGGAGGGCTACCGGCTTCTGTGCTGGAACTGCAACTCGATGACCCGATTCGGCAGGACCTGCCCCCACGAGGAGATAGAGCTGAATGGGTTACGTTCCGCAGCGCAAGACGTACCGGCTGATCTTCGAGGGTGAAGAGTTTCAAGGCCTCACCGTCGTGGCGAAGTCGGCCGGGCTGGGCCAGTACATGGACATCGCCGGCCTCGCCAACCTCGACCCGGCCGGCACGTTCACACCGGCCGAGATCGACCAGTCGCTGAAGCTATTCGAGGCGTTCGCTGCGGTCCTCGTCGAATGGAATGTGGAGGAGCCGGAAGGCGTCCCTGTTCCGGCGACGTTGCACGGGCTGCGGTCGCTGGACTTCCCGTTCGTGCTGCGGATCATCCTCGCGTGGATGGACGCCGTGGCGCGAGTGGCGCCCCCTTTAGAGCAGCCATCGGCCGGTGGCGAGCTGTCGCTGGAGGCGTCGCTGCCGATGGAAGTGTTGTCGCCGAGCCGGTAGAGGTGACCCGGGCCCGGTGGGTCCTGACGATGTGTGAACGCTTCGGCGTCCTCCCCTCGCAACTGTTGGCGGAGGACGCCGAACTGTTGCGACTGCTGGAACTCTGCGAGTTGGCGGGCGGTGGACCATCAGCGGCAATGTAGTCGAAATCCGGGTTGTAGCTACTGATGGGACGTCGCAGGGGTTTTCGGCGGCTGAGGCGCGGGCCCGGAAGTTGGCGCAGGGCATCGACGGTGGGGCCGGGTCGGCTGGTGCGGCGTTCGAGTCGGCGGCGAAAAAGGCCACCGGCCTGAAGGGTGTCCTCGCCGGGGTGGGGACGGTGGCGGGCGGGATCCTCGTCGCGGACCTGTTCCAGCAGGGCGCCCGCAAGGTTCAGCAACTGGTGCAGTCGACAGTAAAGGCTGCGTCGGATCTGGGCGAGTCGGTCAACGCGGTTGACAAGACGTTCGGGTCATCGTCGAGGGCCATCCAGGACTGGGGTCAACAGAACGCCGCCTCGTTCGGGTTGAGCACGCGGGCGTTCAACCAGGCCGCCACCCCGCTTGGTGCGATGCTCAAAAACCAGGGCCTCGCCATGGACGAGGTGTCCGAGCACACGATCAAGCTCACCGAGCGGGCCGCGGACATGGCGTCGGTGTTCAACGTCGACGTGTCTGATGCCCTGGTGGCGATCCAGGCCGGCCTGCGTGGCGAGGCCGATCCGCTGGAGCGGTTCGGTGTCAGCCTCAACGCGGTGGCGGTGGAGCAGCGGGCGTTGGCCGATACGGGTAAGGCGGCGGCGTCGCAGTTGACGGCGACGGAGAAGGCCACCGCACGGCTAAATGTGATCTACGAGCAGACCGAGTCGACGGCCGGTGACTTCGCCGACACGTCCGACGGGTTGGCGAACAGCCAGCGCATCGCCGCGGCGGAGATGGAGAACGCGCAGGCGAAGATCGGCGCCGTGTTTACCCCGGTGATGGCGAAGGCCGCGCAGGTGTCCGGGGCGCTCGCATCATCGGTCGGCAGCCTGCCACAGCCGGTGATCATCGCTGGTGCGGCCATCGCTGGACTGGCGGCGGTGACCCTGCTCGCCGCGCCCCGCGTCGTGGCGACAGGCGAAGCCTTGACGCGGATGTCAGAAAGCGGCAGTCGGGTCCAGTCCGGAATGGCGAAGGCCACCATCGCCATCGGCAAGGCCGCCGCAGTCATGGGAGTGTTGTCCGCTGCCGCGGTGGGTGTGAACGCCGCGTTCGGCAACGATGCAGTCAACGTCCAAGTGCAGGCGTTGGCGGAGAGCCTCGCCGACTACGCCAAGAACGGCAAACTCGCGGGTGAGGCTACCCGCGTCTTCGGCGACCACCTCAAGTATGACCTTGGCACGTTGGGTAGCGGATTCTGGGCCGAGTTCGGCAACGGTTTCGCCGGCGTGATCGAGATGTTCGGCGACTTCGGCCAGGACGAGAGCCTCACCAAGGCGAAGGAACGTATCGCCGGCATCGACTCGGCCATGGCATCTCTAGTCGAGTCGGGTCGGGCGGAAGAGGCCGCCGCTGCGTTCAACATGCTGTCGGCGCAGGCCACAGATGCTGGTATCTCGGTTGATGACCTGAAGGCTGGCCTGCCGGCGTATGCGGCGGCAATGCAGGTGGCGGCGAAGAAGACCGCCGATGTTGGCGGTGTCGCCGAGGACACCGCCAAGTCGGTCGACGAGTTGCAGAGGGCCTTCCACAACCTGATCGATGAGACGTTCGGGCTTGAGGAGGCGCAGGACCGGGCCGCTGACGCTGTCGCGGATCTGAAGGATGCGGTCAAGGAGCAGAAGGACGCGCACGAGAAGGGCGCCGGGAGTCTGACCGGTAACACGCAGGCGGCCCGGGACAACCGCGACGCCGTGCGGGACCTGGTGGGGATCTACGGCGACCTTGCGGTCGAGTATCAGAAGGCCGGCAAGTCGACGAAGGGGCTGCAGAAGCAGCTAGAGGACCAGTTGGTTGCGATGGGCTTTTCCCGGGCGGAGGCGCAGAAGTACGCAAGGTCCCTCGCCGAAATCAACAAGCAACTCGATGCGTTGCCGAACAAGCCGATCAACGTGACGGTGAACATCCGTACGAACCGGATCAACCGGATCGAGGATGCGCTCGCGGGTGAGGCCCACGGCGGGATCATCGGCGCGGCGTCGGGTGGCATCCACGGTGGGATGCGGTGGGTCGGTGAGCAGGGCCCGGAGTTGGTCCGGCTGCCGTACGGGTCGACGGTGTATCCGGCCGGCCAGTCGGAGCGGATGGCTCAACAGTCTTCGGGTGGCGGTTCGGGGTGGGATGCCCGTCCGGTGATTGTGAATGGCGGCGGGTTCGCTGAGGAGGCGTTCAACTGGCTGGTTCGGAAGATCAGCGAACGGGGTGGGACGTTGGCCGTGTTGGGGATCCGTAGCTGATGGCGTTCCCCGACACCGTTCTGGGCATCACGGCAGAGTTGGCGCTCGGCGCTGATCTGACTGCACTCCCGTCTACGTGGGTGTGGACGGATGTCACCGCGTACGTGTTCAACCGCGGGTCGGTGACGATTGCGCACGGGTCGGCGGATGGTGTGCCGCAGGCCCCGCCGTCGACGATCACGTTCGTGGCCGACAACCGTGACGGGTCGTGGGTGGCGTCTAACCCGACCGGGCAGTGGTTCGGCCAGCTGGGTATCGGGACACCGGTCAGGTTCACCGTCGATGAGGGCACGGCCAGTGTCCGTATGACAGGGTTCGTGGCGGCTCTTCCGCCACGGTGGGACGCCAGCGGCAACGACAGGAACGTTCCGGTGACGGCGGCGGGGATCACCCGGCGGCTGGGGCGTGGGTCGGCGCCGCTGCGGTCGGCGTTGGTGCGGACCATCTCCGGCACAACGACCCCGCCGAAGGCCTACTGGCCGTGTGAGGACGCATCCGGCTCTACGTCGCTCGCCGAGTTCTTCGGCGGACCACCAATGAAGATCATCACCAATGTTGGTGGCGGTGATGTCACCCTCGCCGACGACGGGCCGGACGGCTCACTGCCGCTGATCGAGTTGACCACAAACGCCGGCTTGGACGGGACCGTACCGGTCCACACGGCCACCGGCGCGTGGACCGTCGCCCAGGTCATCAACATCCCGACGGCGATTGCCGGCGACACGATCATCATGCGGTGGACGACGTCAGGCACCCTGCCCATGTGGCAACTTGTCCTGCGCACCGGTTCGCCGGACACGATCACGCTGGAGGCCTACGACACCGCCGGGGCTATCCAGATCAACGAGCCGTCGTCGTTTCTCATCGGGGACACCACCAGCGAGGCGTACGGGGTGTGGCTGGCGATCTGGGTCCGCGTCGTCGAGGATGGCGCCGACCTCGACTTTGAGTTGTCGTGGGTGACGGTCAGCGCGACCAGCAGCTTCAGCTCCACGGAGACCGGCGCCAAGGCGGGCACCGTACGGAAACTGGGCGCCCCGTCCAGTTTCCGGCTCGACGGCGTCCACATGGGGCACCTAGCTGCGTGGGACGTCGACACGGCTCCGTTGATATACACGGTGGCGCTCCACGGATATACGGGAGAGCCTGCCCACGACCGCGCGTCTCGGTTCGGCCAGGAGTCCGGCGTTGGTGTGCTCATCAGTGGGCCTATCGACTCCAATTACATGGGGCCGCAGCCCGTCGTCGCGTTCCTCACCGCGCTACGCGAGTGCGAGACAGTCAACGATGGACGCCTGCTGGAGGTACGGGACCCTACAGCACTTGACGCGTACCTGCAGTTGGTGATGAACGACGAGATCGTCAACCAGGACCCGGTCATGGTGCTCACCTACGCCACCCACGTGGTGCCGCCGTTTGAGCCGACCGAAGACGACCAGCAGATCCGCAACGACGTCACCGCCACCCGCCCCGGCGGCGGCGAGCGGCGCGTCGTTAAGGACAGCGGCAAACTCACCCCCGCCCTGATCGGTGCCTTCACCGACTCCGTCACCACCAACGTCGAAACCGACGACGACCTCCTCCACCAGGCAGGCTGGAGGGTCAACCTCGGCACCGTCGAAGGCCTCCGGTATCCGCAGATCATCCTCAACCTGGCCCGCAACCCTGCCCTGATCCCCGACTGGATCCTCTGCGAAGTCGGATCCCGCATCACCATCGCCACCCCACCCGCCGGCATCCCAACCGATCTGATCGACGTCATCATCGAAGGCTGGACGGAGACGTTCTCGGCGAAGACGTGGACAGTCACCCTGAACTGTTCACCGTTCGCCCCGTACAAGGTGTTCGAAATCGGCGACACCACCGCCGACGCGAACGAATACGCGGGCCGGATGATGTCCGACACGGCGAAAATCCGGGCTGCGATCTCCAGCAGCGCAACGTCCATCGTCGTCGACCCGAACCGCACGAGGTTCACCACGGTCGCCGACGACTTCAACCCGGATCTTGACTTCCGCCTCGGTGGGGAAGTCGTCTCCGTGTCGTCGATTGCCACCACCGCAGGTACCTACGTCGCCGCGGGTGCGGGCAGTCACGCCGACAACGCCGCCGTCACACCCGCGCTGTACGCCGGCCACACCACCGGCGACCTGATCTGTGTCCTCGGCGCGATCCGCTCCTCCGGTGTCGGAACGGTGTCCATCACCGCCGGCTACACCAGGCTGCCGATCTTCAACACCGCCGACAACGTCCAGTTGTGGGTGAAGGTCCACGACGGCAGCGAGTCCGACCCGACCGTCACACCTGCAGGCGGATCGGCCGGCGACACGGTGTCGGCCTTCACATTCGGCCTACGTGGCATGCCGACGACGCTGACCGACCTCGCCGACCTGATCGTCGAAGACCCTGCCGTACTCCTCAACGCATCCGGCACCACCGTCCCATACGGCGGCCTGTGGCCACGACTGCAGGAAGGCTGCATCCTGTTGTCGCTGGTGTGGAAGGCGGACGACTCCAACATCACACCCGTAGCCGGGTTCACCGAGGCGCAGGACGCATCGTCCACCACCGGCAACGACCAGACGATCGAGGCCGCATACCAGATCCAGACCACACCCGTCCTCGTGCCTGAAGGTGCCATGGCATCAACCGGCGCGGCGGCGATCTCCCGCAGCGCCATCGTCGCCCTCGCCGCCGGCTACCAGACCCTCACCGTCTCCGCGCGCGCCGTCAACGGGGCAACCAAGGCGCAAGCCGCAGCAACAGCTATCGAGCCGGAGGACAGCCTTGTACTCGCACTGTGAGACGCCGTGGCCTGGACTGCACTCCTAGCCGCCGGGGCGAAATTCCGCGCCGCCGCCCTCTCGGCGTTCATCACCGAGGTTCGGCCGATCCATGTCCGGCTCGGCTCGAACTTTGACCTCGCCACCGCAAGCACAACCCTGCAGTCCGTCACCGGCCTCGTCGTCGCATTGGCCGCGAACACGACGTACATCGTCGACGCTGATCTAGTCAGCCACCTCGCCACCGGCGCGACCGAGGACATCAAGTACGGTGCGACGTGGCCGACCGGTGCCACAGTCGACATCCACGCATCAGGCCCATCGACAACCCTCGCCGCATCCACCGCCCCCGACATGAAGGTCGTATTCCAAGGCTCGGCCACATCCGGCACGACGACCGTCGACTTCGGCACCACCACCTCCAACACCACCAGCCGGCTACGGTTCTACGTCGCCAACGGCGCCAACGCCGGCAACCTTCAGATCCAGGCCGCGCAGAACACATCCGGCGCCAACATCGTCACCGTTGTCGGCGGTTCGATGCTGTTCGCCCAACAGGCAGAGTAGGAGGGGGACCGTGGCCACACTATGGAAGGACCTTGCCGAGTACGTCGGCCCGACGCCGAACATGGGCGGCAAGATGTCGGAGTACCGCGGCCAGGTCACTCACATCATGGCCGGCTCGTACGCCGGCTCGATCGCATGGGGAAAGAACCCGAGTTCGTCGGTCAGCTTCCACTTCGCCGTACGTAAGGACGGCCACATCGCCCAACTGGTTCCGACCGACCGGGTGGCGTGGACGCAGCGGCAAGGCAATGGGCACTGGATCAGCGTCGAGAACGAGGGCGTTCTTCCTCAGGCGCTCACCGCGGCGCAGGTGGAGGCGAATGCGCAGCTGTTCGCCCGCGGCCACAAGGAGTTCGGGTGGCCACTGGCGATCGCCGCCAGCCCATCAGGACGGGGGCTCGGCCACCACTCCATGGGCGCCGAGAACGGAGTCGACTGGGGTCATTCGGCGTGCCCCGGCCCGGCCATCATTGCCCAGAAGTCCGCGATCGTTTCGCGCGCTCTGGCTATCGCGAATGGAGACATGGACGAC